GCAAACACTGCTACCCCCGTGCCCGTCTCGTCAGTCAAAGCCCCAATAAGCTGCGACGATGTAAATGAACCCAGAGACGCGGCATTGCCAACGGATGTAACCGCGCCGGTCAAGTTGGCGTTTGTAGTTACGTTGCCAGCAGTTAAGCCAGAAGCCGTGCCTGTAATGTTTGTACCAACGAACGACGCAGGCGTACCCAAAGCGGTAGCATTGCCAGAAGCATCAAGATTGACTGATTTGCTAGAGGGGTAGGTAACAAATACGTCTTTTGTGCCTGCCGAAAATGTAAGCGCGGTTGGCTGTGTTCCTGCGCTGTTTGACAGCACCGTTGTTCTGGCCAGCGTAGTTCCAGAAGAAGTGTACGTACCAATACCGACTTCCCACTCAGATGTGGTTTGACCGGCAATCGTGTAGTAGGTGGTGTTGGCGTCGCCAACTACCGCAAAAGACTGAAAGCCCGGTGCTGCGCCAAGCAGAGTTACTGTTCCAGTACCCGCCGTGGTGGTTGATTCTTTTACGCGATCCGCAAGTACGAGTGCCATATATGTCCTTAATCCGTCTCAACCAATTCCCAGTTGGGTGTTTGAGAAGTATTTACCAAAATCCAGTAAACGGCGGTTGTGGTTCCAACTGCGCCCGAAGCTTGAACGCCAGACAAAGCAAGCGACCTTGCAGCAAGCCCAACCGTGCCAACGGCCCCTGCTGCTGCGACACTAGTTAACCCAATTTCTTGGCCTTGCGTTACTGTACCTACCGCCCCGGAAGCTGCCACACCTGACAAGGCAACAGAAAGTGCGGAGGATGCCGTACCAACTAAACCTGACCCCGTTACACCTACTACCGCTACAGACTGGCTTGGAGTTACTGACCCTACAGCGCCTGAAGCGTCTACGCCCGTAAGTGGGACGCCAACAAAACCTAAAACGCCAGCAGCCTCTACGCCCGTCAAGGCAATTGAGCGCTCCGCCCCAATAGACCCAACACTGCCAGATGCCGCTACACCTGTAAGAGACTCACTCACAAGTCTTTCAACAGACCCAACCGCCCCAGATGCAGCTACGCCTGTCAGAGCAACCGTAAGAGCCGGAGTTGCTGTACCAACAAACCCGCTAGCTACAGCGGTAAGTACTGCGTCCGACTCGTTATAGATCACCCCACCAACAAGGCCGGATGCCGCTACGCCTGACAGCGCAACAGCGTTTTCTTCTGCTACAGACCCAACTTCTCCAGACGCAGACACGCCCGTTAGGGCGGCGGCGACTACAAGTTTGTCAAGCGCAGCAAACGGAACCTCTGCAAATGCGGATATACCAAACATGGTCTACGGCTTACGCCGCCTCCGCTTAGGTTGTTGCCAAGCGAATTAACGCAGCCGAAGTTGTGTTGGCAGGCATGGTCAGTGTAAACGTGCCAGCCGTAATGGTTTGGGAACCAAACGTGTGGACACTGATAGCCTTGTTGCTCTGAGTTGAGTTGTACAACAACACAGCGTCAAACGCTGTAGACAGTGTCACTGTGGTGTAGGTAATAGACGCTGAAGGCGTGAAGAACGCTACGCCAGCAGTTGCTGAAGCGTTGGTTGAATTTGGTGCCGTGGCATTTGTCACCGTTACGCCGCCAGCAACATAGTTCGTACCAGAGACTTCGTTAACTGCCGTATACGCAGTGGCAGAGGCGTTCATTGTTGCTGATGCCAAGTACAGCGCCGCTTTAAGCGTATCTGTGGTCGGGGCGGTCAAACTGGTGCGCGAGACAAGCGTTGCAGCGCCGAGTTGATGCTCTCCCAGCATAAGCTCTTCCATAAACGAAGTGCACATTGATTGAGTATTTGCCATGATATTTCCTTAAAAAGATGCCACTGAGCTAGTGAGCGTTACGGTTTTCTTCAGTCGAACATGCGCGGATCGATGTACAAGCTCTTCCTCCAGCCAGTACTCAACCCACGTTGTGGTTTCGTTGTCATTATCCACTGTACCCTCTCGCTTTTCAAGCAGCGAGTCGTCCATTTCGCCTCTAGTTGTGGTTACAAGCATGTTGATCCTTATGAAATTCTAATTAACGCAGATGACACTGTATTGGATGGCATTTCAACAACAAAGGTGGTGGTCGCCACCTTGTCGGAACCAAAATCCAATATGGCAATCGCTTTGTTGCTTTTGGTGACGTTATAGATTAACGCGCCTCGGGCTGTGAAATTGGCGGGATTCCATGTGGGGTCGGCAAAATCGACAAAAGCTGTTGTGCCCGAGGTTTGAACCGTAACGCCCGTCAACACATTTCCTCCGGCTACATAGCCGGTACCGGATGTTTCACCCGTTGCCGTGTAAACGGTGGTGTCCGCGCCAAGATCGGCTGTTGCCAAATACAAGGCCATCTTAAGCGTGTCGGTGTCGAGGTCGTGTACACCCAGCAAAATATCTTCTTTAAAGCTTGTGGTGAGCGTCTGGTCAAATGCCATATCAGATCACCTTTTGCTTGTATTGACCGTCCCGATACGCATCTCCGCGCTCGAGTCCATCACCAAGTCGCTTGGCCTGCGCCAGAGCTTCTGTGTACTTGCCGTTGTACAAGGCGGTCATGTCGGCTTCACCCTTCATGAACGTGTTCGCTTCTACCAGAGAGCCGTACAACAGGACGGGATCGTAATTGTCGCCCAGCCAAGATGTTCCTGCTGTGACAATCGAAGTTGGATAGTAGAAGTAATGCAACTCTACGTAGTACGCAGCGTCCGGAGTTGGGCCGAGGATGAGTGATAGCTCAGTGGTAATCGCTGAATTCAGAATCGTTGGCCCAAACAAAGCGTAATATTTTGGCTCGCCCGTGTCGTTTGGACTTGGATACGCCTGACGGATAAAGTTTACATCTTTGTTGAGCAAGTACTCGTACGTGCCGGTGTCTAAGTTTGCGCCGATAACACCTGTTATCAAAGCCAAAGAAAACACAGACAAGAAGTCGTTCGGCAAAGATATGTACTTGTTGTTGAGCGTTATCAATGAGTACTGATTCTTACGAAGCGCCGGAAACTGAACGGTGTTAAAAATGCGTTCTTCGGCCTGCTCCACAAACACCGGAATGTTGTTTACGAAGTCAGTGTCGAAGTTCTGCGTGTAATCGCAGATCGCATCTGTTAACTGGGTGTAGTTCACGCCATTGGTCCCCGTGCAGTGATGCCTTTAGTGGCTGCGCCATTGCCACGGGTCACTATGCCTGTGGTCTTGGTTGGCTTGTAATCGTTGCTGCGGTTGTTGCCAACAGACACGTTTAAATCTTTCATGTACTGATTGTTGTCCGTCGGCTTGATTACCGCCTTTGTTGGGGCTGGTCTGGTTTTATACGATATGGCCATTTTTAACTCCTTAAGTTACTGAGATTGTTACTTGCCCTACCGCTGTAGTCAACACCAGATTGTTTGGCGTCAGCAACTCGGTGAAAAAACTTGCGCCGCCAACCGGTGCCCAACCCCACTGGATGTCCCGGCTACCCCCGGTATTGAACCCTGCTGCGTTTAAACCTGCCACTACATACGTTGAGTCCCTGCGCGGGTTGCGTACCGCTTGCGGGTCATCTACTGGATACATGCCCAACTGAAGCTGGGGCTGATCCGGGTCAAAACAGGACGGACAAACCAGCATGTTGACCACTTTGGTCTTGACGATCTCTTTTCTCAGGTTGGTCAGTTTAAACTGAAATCCACACCTGTCGCACATGGCAATGCTGTTCTTGCCAGATGCGTAACGATTGCCCATTTAAGTCCCGCTCCCCAGATACTGACGGCGTGGAACAAACCTGATAGCCGCCTTTTCGCGGTCTTCATCCGAGGCAAGCTGCCATGCCTCGTCGTATTGCTGTTTCAGCATGGGCAGGCGCTCGTATCCCGTAGGGATCTTGCCAGCTATGTAGTACGACAAACCCGCCGCCATGCACAGAACGAACCTGAAGGGCACGTCCATGATGTTGACACCCCCACCAGCATCCTGTGTCCTGCGAAGGCGCCAGTAAGCCAGCGTATAGGTCTGCGAGCCGTCCGGCGTTGGCCAGACGGTAACCGCAGGCAACTGCTCCCAGTACACGGCTGTACCTGTGGTATGGGAGGCAGCGGTGGTGTCATTTTGAGCACGGAAGCAGTTATTCAGGGTATTCCCTGAGATGTAGCTGTAGTTGATGGTCTCGTTGTCAATTTTAATGAAG